GACACTAAATGTAGTCTTGATTAGTCTCTCACCATCTACTTGACTCGCATCTGAGAAACTATCTATACGAGTTCTAAATCTCATCTTACCTGGCTCACCCCAATATGCTCCGTCCGAATAATTAACTTTTTCTACGATACGATTCATTTGTTCAATGTATGATGTCCATATAGTAAACTCATATGTTAAGTTCATATAGTCTGGCATTGACACATTGTAATATTCTCTACCTGGTGTGATACTTTGTAATACCGAAAACTTATCATAACGATTATGTTGTGTAAACTTTTTCTGAAATGAATAATTTAGCTTAGGGTCATTTGCATCCAATTTGTCAATTGGCATATTGTCATCACGACTCATACCTGTTCTTTTGAATACAATCAATGGAACTATAATTTGTCTTTTTTTATCTCGTAGATATCCTTGTTTAGATATTGTCAACCACCTTTCTGGTGATGCGTAGATACAAGGAACTTTAACCTTTTCTTTGTTGACTTCTACATCAGGTCTGATAACTTCGTTGAAATAGTACATAATTGCACTATCCATATCCATAATACCAACTGATAAATTTTTAACATCATCTTTTACTGCTGGTGAATTACGACTAATTTTTGTTCCACGATTAAAACTAATTCGTTGACTTCTTGGTATTGGTTTATTTCTTGCCATTATGAACCTCTATACTCCTCTAAGTTTGTGGTTGGCATTCTTACTAAGTGTGCTTGAACTACGATTGAGTGAGACTTTGTCGGGTCTCCACCGACTAATTGATTTTCGTTATAGTTTTTAATTTCAAAGTATCCGTCATTCCATTTCAGTATATCACCTATGTCTGGCTTCAAGTCTACTTCTACTAAGTATGCTCTTTGAAATGCAAACGATACATTCTGTTTGTTATCAGGTCCGAAATCATCATACTCAAAATTAAAATCTTCAGCATTAACAATACACGGAAGTTTAACACCCTGCTTGTAAACTTTACCTTCAGACGCTTCACCATACATATTTGTTTCTGTATCATATACTGAAGTTCTGTAAAGAATTACAAACTGGTCTATTATTCCGCAATCGTCAATATTTGGTTCACCTAAAAGTTCTCTATTGAACTTTTCTATGGTTGCCAAATCTTTGTTTCCATAAAATCTTTGTGGCATTGATTTATCCTATGTAGATTGGGTAAGGAACTTTCTTTAAAGTATCTTGTTGAAAATCACTTTCATCTTTTTGAGCTTCCAACAATGCCTTACGACTGGTTTGTTCTAAATTTTCTCTCAATTGTTCTATTAATTGTTCTTTTTCTGCAGTTGCTTCTGCACTTAGAGTTTTTCCTTCCATTGAAACTTCTGCATTTGGGATAGGAATATTACCATACTTAGAACGAACGATACCTAATAACTCTTTTGCTAATGCTAATGTGTATTTTCTAATCCATTGTTTACCCACATCATTGATGTTTGAGTATTTCATAAAATCGTAATTAACATTTGAGTAATCAGATACTACCGTATCATCACTTGACCCACTAAATCTTGTTCGTAGTGGATTATCTCTATCACTTGTCAATATATAGTCTACCCAAACTGAAGCTTTTTGTGTTGGAATTGGGAATATTCTTAATTGATTGTTCTTGATATCAAATGAGTATGCTGACTTTCTAATTTGGTCATTAAACTCAATTGCTTGAACTCTAAGTAAATCTGCATAGATAGGTTGTAATACGAAAGTGATTGCTGGTGAATAACTTCCAAATCCAAATCCGTCCAACATATTGTGTGTTCCAAATCCTGTTGATGCGTATGGGTCAAAGTATCTTGACACCGCTGGTTTTGCTTCATAATGAACTTTTTTAACTTCAATTGATTGTCCAGAATGACTTGCTTCTGCAATCGCTGTATTCAAGTTATAAGTTTGACTACCTGAATTAACTGAAATTGCTGTTCTTCTATATTCAACATTACCCCCAACTTGAGCTTCTGAACCATATTCTTCTGCTATGTAAATGTTTTCAGACAAACCTGCTTTTATTCTCTTGTGAGTAAAGTTTGAACTCGTTGATGCTCCCTTTAAGTGTAATAAGTTATCACGAATGTTAAATTGATTAACTTGTGCACCATATTCAGAAACACTTTCTTCTAAACAAGCATAAAATTGTTGGTCTTGAAGTTCAACATCCATAATTGGATATCCAAGTCTTTTTGCACACCAACTTGCTACCTGTGGTGCTTCTGTTTGAAATTCTGAATCTGTATCGTATAACCCAAATGGTGTAGAACCACTAGCTGCGGAACCACTACCTGGCCATATTGCTTCTTGAGCCATTAAAATCTCCTATTAATAGTCTATTGTATATACATTAATAAATATAAGAAATACGAAAAACCCCTACAAATAGTAGGGGCTTTTCACATATGTAATAATTAGTTAAAAACTAATTATTATGATTCGTCAACCCAAGTTCCACGAACGTCTTGAATATGCCATCCGACTGAACTTAAACCAACTAAATGAACATAGTCATATTGACTTTGTGTTGCTTTTGCAAGTATAATGTCTTTATTATCTGTTCCTGCACCACCTGCGATGTCTACTAAGAACTTATCATTTGCGTTAGGTGATATTGTTAATAGTGAACCACCGTCTGTTGATGTGTTTACGATAATGAAAGAAGCACCAACCACAACTGCTGGTAATGTTAATGTTTTAGCGTCTGCTGAAATAGTAACGAATTTACCAACTTGAACTGAGTGAGTGTTTACTGCTAAAGTTGTATCTGCTGAAAGGTTTATTGCCTCACCGCCTGATTGTCCTTCTGCATATAGACCTACTGAATCTGCTAAATTATCGAAATAATTTGCGTGACTTTGTCTTAACTCACTTTTAATGCTTGCATTTGATTTGTTTGCCATTGTTATTCTCCATACAATTTGGGGATTTCCTGCTTTCCAAATTATTTTCTATTAGATTACATTACCCCTAAATGTGCTTTATTAGTAACACATACCCACAACATCCGTTGCCAGGGCTGGAAATTAATCTTATATTAATAAGTATCATATAAACAAAAAACCCCCAAATTAATGGGGGCTTTTCGTATGCTTTTCAGCGTATGTTCAGTATATTAACTAAATACTACTTAGACAAAGTTAACGTCTGCTACTACGATTTTACCGTAGAATTCAGGACGAACCATTTTCTTAGCGTATCTTGTCATTACCCCTTTACGTGGTGTAAAGTTTTTCGGGTCATATACAAGTGGTGTCATAATTAACGGAACATATGGTGCATAAACCGCTCCAGTTTCAAGGAAGTTTTGTCCTCTGAAACCGACAAGTATGCTATTTTCTAACATATATGGGTTTTTGTACACTGTGTATCTGTTATTTAAAGCACCTACTTTTTGAACACCCATTGCGAATTGATTTGATGTCGCTTCGCCTGTTGTGTCAGCTGCATATCCAGGAATTGACTCGATGATAGTTGCTGTCTCTGGTGAAACCACCATAAAGTTAGCACCACCTCTTAGAGTTTTCTGGTGAATTGCATTAGATACTGATTGTATTTTGTTTCCAAGTGTTTGGAACCACTCACCTTTAGTGTAAGCGTTTGAAGCACCTGATGATTCTACAAATGTTGAACTTGCTGAATCAAATTCGTGTCCAACTCTTGCTGACCATTTTTCTTCTTTTGCTGAAGCGTTTGCAAACAACATATCAAGAATTTCTAAATCAATTTCCATTGAAATATACTCACTTAATAGTGATGTTAGTTCTGCCTCGGCATCAACTGAATGGTATGCATTTAAGTCTTGAGCAAGTTCTGGAGTCCAGACTGCTTTTAACTTACGAGTTTTAGCGATTATCGGAATACTCTTTAGCGCGATGTCTAATTCTGGTATATCGATATCAGTTTCAGGATTTAAATCTGTTCCTGCTGCTGTAGCTTCAAAATCAGTTCTGCTGTAATTTGTAGCTGGTTGCTTGTGATATTTAACTTGTACATTACCGGTAAAGTTTGTTGCACCTTTTTTCACGATAAATGTAATTGTTGAAGCACTTTTGCTGTATTTAGTGTATGCTGGATAGAATTCTGTAAATCCTAATGTAGCACTACCTGATGGTGCAAAGGCTCTAACTCCGTCTGTATCTGGGTTAGTATATGCACTTGTTGCTGTTACTAACTTAATCAAACCTTCATCGGCGTTACCAGTGGCAACTGATGCTGATAGGTCTGGTTCAAAGTCTACATCTGACCATGCGACTGATGCTGTTGTAAACCCTGTTGCGTCAGCAGCTGCTTTAATAGTTGCTGCTGCAGTTTCTGCGTCATTAATGGAATATCCGAACTTTCCTGCACCATATAAACCGCCTGAAGCGTCTACATTTGACCCTGATGTATTACCATATACATCTGAGTTGTTTGTGTGTAGTGAAGTTTGGTCTGTACCGTATTTGAAGTCAAGGTAGAAGATAAGACCTGAAGGTAAGTTCATTGGTTGAACTGACACAAAGTCTTGAGCTGCTAACTCACCAAAAATTCTACGAACTAATGGTAAAGCTACACCGCTC